TGAGGAGAAATTGGAAACCTAATGGCAAAAATAGTAAACCAAGATGTACTAATCGAGACTGCAGAAACAATGCAGCCGCAGGTTGTATTAGTCAGGCATGTGGTAAACACTGTAAATCCAGATCGGACTGTGCAAAGCACGGCAGTGTACCTAATCCCGACCCTAAACCTAAAGCAGCTAAATCAGTCAGCTCTCAGAACGTACCACGAGCTGTCTCGCAACCGCCACGCACAATCTATGTAGATGGAGATGGTAATGATGTTGTTTATAATAAACATGAACACTTCATTATTAATTTTATCTCATCTGCCTTAACGATGCAGAAATGGCACGAGATATGCACAAACGCTTTAGCGATAATTCGGAGAAAACCGATTTATACTAAAGTCTTATCACCCCATGAACATGGTGAAGGACGACTTAACAGATTTGTTGCTGAATTTGTAGTTCACGGCAATTTAAGTCATATTAATCCTAAAGCCACGTTGTTAGATGTTGATGCTAACCCATCAAGGAATAGTATGTACAGTCGCTATGTAGCTTCTGGTAAAATTACTTTGCCGCGATGTAACACGCACAGCACTATGTATCGGGGAGAGACGTCGCGTCATCTTAAGGATGAAATCCGTATGAAAAACGCCCAACTAAGTGGAAGTGAATTCTGCACTTGTAATCCGTTAGAATGTAAACACTTAGAAGCTTTGGGTGGATATGATGCACCGATCTACACGTATAGTTTATTCTATCATAACCCAGTTGATGTTTGGGATGTCATTAATGAATCTAAACTTGGCATAGGTTATGCAATTGTTAATCATTTTCCTATTGAAAATGTTGACGGAGATGCTTCTATCATTGTTGATAATGGCGAAAGTATGGTTAGGTTCGATGAATTGAATTATAATCTAACTCAGAGAGTTGCAGGAAATGGTGACCCATACCGCAACGTTAATCTCGATTATTTTCAAACCAAAACCGGTTTGTATTTAGATGAATATTTCGAAACACATCGCTTTTTATGTTGGGACAATATTGGAACAGTGTCGAGCGGTCACACTGTTTACAAGCTCTATGCAATTGAAGCCGACATATATGAACTAATTCCAGAAAGTTACTACTGTTCCGAAGGGGGCTGGTATATTGGTCAAAAGGACAGAATATCAGCTAGTGAAGAGCTCTTAGCAAGGAAGAAGTTCAAAGTGGACAGCTTTGTTAAACAAGCTGTTGATCGGTGTGTGTCTAGAATGGCACCTGGTACGCGTGTTACTGCAATCAGAGATTGGGTTTCACGAAATTTAAATAAAAACATCTTACAGGATGTTGATGTTTCTGAAGTTATGCCTAGAGTGACGGGTGAACTTCGGAGACAATATCAAAAGATGAATCGTGTGGTCCGCGATGAAGCTCAGAACGATGCAATTCAACAAATTGAATCTGGGTATGTTGAGTTGGGTTTTATAGACTCAATCAGATACAAATTTGCTAGAAAGTTCGATCTGAACTTACCTTCTAGTATTGTTCAGAAAACAGTTCATGAAGACTTCATTCAAACTGAAGAGTATTTAAACTCGCCAAGTTCGATCCTCAAGCGATTTCAAAAGTGGAAGAATACAATTACAGGACTGGTAAGCCTCTCTCGATCCGAGAAGGCCCTCTTGTTGTTGGGAGCCACTTCCCTGGTACCGATGCTCAAATCAGCGATGAGCTTTCTGAAAACCAAAGCCTGCATGGCCAAAATTCTGAAAGCCTGTTCAACGATAGCAATCCCTACGACGTTTTCAATGGGTGTGTCATCAATGATGGGAGCGATCAGCTTAACCCACATCATCTTAGTCAGCTCAGCCGTGGTCGTGTTTTCATCCATGGTATATTTTGTAGTACGGTGGCGCCGCAGAACTGCGCACCAACCAGAAACAATATGCTGAGGGCTGTATGCCTTCGACAGCTTTGCTGCCAACTCAGGCCTCACAAGAGGGCCTGGCCACAAATAATTGATCTTGTACAACATCACAAATCTAGTCTGTTTCCAGGCTTTAAGCTAATCAACTATTCATTTGAACAGTGGAATGGTATGGAACGCATGCCTGAAGGTTATATGAGAAATAACTTTTCAGCTGCTAGGAAACAACAACATCAAAAAGCATATGACAACCTACAACGTACAGGTTGGTTGGATAAGTATCACGATCTTCAGCCCCATCTCAAAAGTGAGATATTAAGACAGGTTAAAGATCCTAGATTAGTGTCGTGCCCAAAATGGCAGGAACATGCTGCATATTTCGGACCTTTCATGCTGATGCTATCAAAGGCATTAAGTAGAAGTTGGAATAAATGTCATTGGATTATGTATACATCTGGAGCCAGATGTGAAGACATATCCGACTTCATACTCTATAATTGTGAAAGAATCGGATGTAGTTTTGAACTCATCACGAAAATAGCAGCTGACCAAAGCCGGCAAGACGCACATGTAAATCCACCTGCTTTGTCTGCAGAAGAAATATACTTAGCTTTACTTGGACTTGACCCTGTAAAGCTTAGACAGATGAACAGAAAAATGAATTACGGAAAATCACGTTGCGGCGTAACATATACTGTGCCAGGTACTCGAAGCACAGGTGTTTCAGCCACTAGTGTGTGTAATTCTATGATGAACGCATTGATGACACTTCAATGCATTCTAAACCAAATTGGTGAAGTTGACCTTGATGATCCACCCTTTTGTATTATTATACAAGGTGATGATTCACTAGTGTTAATTGATCCTATGTATGACGTTAGTTGTGACATATTTGTAAGTGATTGTGGAGCTTTCGGATTTAAAGTTAAATTCGTAACTAAAACTACTAAAATTTATGAAGTAGATTACTGCAGCAGGTATTTCTGGCCAGCGGATGATCATCCACTTGGCTATGTGCTTGCACCAAAAATTGGAAAAGTAATCAACAAAATAAGTTGTTGTAGACATGAGGTTAAATGCGCATATTCACATAACAAAGCTGTATGTCTTTCATTGTACAATGATGTTAATCATGTTCCATTTCTACGAGTCTTAGTTAAGCATTTGCTACGCCTAACTGATGATTACAAAGAAGTTGATATGCCTTACGATTTTTCACTTCATTCTCGAGCACCTCATGACATTAGTTTCCGAACATGGGACTTCTGTCATAAACTCTATGGCTTAAATGAGTTAGATGAGAATGAATTTGATATAACATTGGGTAAAGTTAATTGTCTTCCTTACAGAATTAACTTACCATGGCTTGAAAACGCCTTGGAAATAGACTACTGACCGCTAAGCAACAAAAATTTTGCTTAAATGAGAAATGTCACGAAAACGCAGACGACAAGAACTACGAAACGACTTATCAATTCTGAACGATATCTTAGAAGAATTGCAGAAAATAGGACAAACACTGTCAAAAGTTCAAAAAGAACAATTGGTAGAAACGGTCGTGGAAGAAACCAAAGAGGAGGGGGAAGATCCGCATTGGCTCGTTCGGGTTATGTCCCAAATGGGACCACTAATCGCAGAACTCGCACCAATGTTGCTCGAAGCTATTTAATAGATGGCAATGAGCATGTTGGGATTGTACCTCAAAATTTGAAATCAACCACAACCTTGTTAAACCGTTTACGCAAGCCTTCTAGAAATTTGAACAGAAATCAATCTGGAATAGTAAACGACTTTATTCAAACTGCAGCCGTAAGGCCACCAGCAATTGCGCATGGTGAGGATGAATTTGGTCCATTTACTAGGATAGTCGGATCTGAAGTTATTGGAGAAGTTCTAGTAAATACCAGTGGGACTACAAATGAAACCAGAGCTGGTGATGTTTTAAACATAGTTTACATCAATCCGCTCTTCTTTCGTAATACCCGAGTTAGAGTAATTTCAGGAGTATTTTTGAAATTTCTTCTAGAGCATGCATCTTTACATTACCAGTCAGTGACTGCCTCCATAGCTCAAGGAGGCATAGTCATAACACCTGTTAATGACCCTCAAGTATCATTCAGTACCAGTAGCGGAGATTTCAGCGCAGTAACAAGAGCAATGAATTTCGAGAACGCTATAGGTTTCAATGTATACAACGAAGCCATTTGTCACTTCCCGCGGGATGCTGGCGATGATCCATACTTTATGAAAGCAACAGATGAACCCAGGTTTTCATTTCCTGGGGCATTTTATGTTATATCTCAAACTAGTCATCCTCCTATTGAAGCTGAATTCAGTAGGAGTGTTGGCATTTTAACTGTTAATTACAGTTTTAAGTTCTATCACCAAGTTTTGAGAATAGCTGATATTGACTTTCCAGCCGGATCACATGATTTTACACCAAATCCAGCAACCGCAACAGACTTTTATGAGTTTTCACCAACTTCAATAATGGCCTATGAACCTGTAAGATTAGTTCGAGCATGGTTCACAGGTATTGCCGGTTTTATAGAACCAGGGAAAATTGGTGAGTTAACTATAACAGATGACTTTATAATTGATGGAGGAGTTTACACACTACCAAATATGACGGATAGCGAAGGACACATTTATAATTGGGTGTCAGGAACCATATTGTATGTGCGTGAAGCTTGGTTAGAAGCAGAAAGATGCATTGTTGTATCTCCAACTCTTGCCTTTCATGGAAATGAATCTGGACTGTATTGGACTAGTGCCAAGGCAGTTCCAGCGGGTATTATTACAGCAGGATCTTACACAATGCGAATATTTGATCTAGAGTGACTTCATTTGTTCTAAGGAACGGGGTAAAGGTCAGTAAAAAAAAAAAAAAAAAAA